CCGATAGCCTGCGGCCCAATTGCGGTCATCGAGCAGATAGCGCGGTCTATGAATCAACGCGCACACCGAATGATGAAAGCCCATGTGGTATCCGTCCGAGTACATTTTGAGCTGTTCCGTCGTCAGTCCTTCGGACGGCCGGAGATTGTAAGAATTATCCACCATGATCAGGGCTCCATCAAAACCGCAGCGCGGCGTCTGAATACCAATATGCTCCAATGGAGCGCTTTAAGCAAGCGAGAAAATGCTCCATAGGAGCACTTTCTTTTCGACCATCGATCCTGTCGGTTATCCACAGGGCGCCCTGTCGCCAGCCTCTTGACGGTCGCTCGGGGCGCCCTATGGATAACCCCCGGCGCCGGCAGTAGGCGGCCACTGGATCAACCCCAAAATCCGACTCTGCTCAGTGTGATCCGCCGGGCGCTCCAACCTGAAAATCCGAATAGCCTTTCTTTTTAAGATGCGCTCTATGAGCGAGCTGAAGGCCGGCGATCGTATTCGGCTAGGGTCAGCGCTGCCACAGCGCGCTATCCGCGCAGGATTTCTATCAGGGTCTCCACCCACGGGCCTTGCGGGCGGTACCACAGCGCGCCCTGCTCGGTGCGCCCGAACTGATCCTGATGGGGGAAGTCGCGCACCAAGAAGTGAGTGTCAGCCTTGGCGCGGCGGAGTGCGGTGAGGCGGGCACCAGTGAGCTGGGCGCGTAGGCGGTACTTGTTGCGGTCGCTGATGGCCGCCGGCCAACGCGGCGCGAGGGCGGCGAGCGACTTGAAGATGGTCCGCCCGTATTTCTCGCGCTGCTCGGACGTCATGTCGCACCATTTCAGCATGTCAGCGCCTCCAGCATGGCGATCAGGCTCTGCACCAGGGGCACCGCCGGGTTGATGATGCACGGCTCGTCGCCGCGCAGATGCAGCCAGGCGGCGGGCGGGGCTTCGAACGAGGGCGGCACGGTCGCGCCGCGATCCTTGAAACGCTTGCGGAGGTAGCGCAGGCGGTCGGACAGCTTACGGTCTCCGTTGGTGCTTGACCCTCGCACATGCAGCAGCCACTCGCCGACGCGGGCACCATAGAGGGCGCGCTCGGCTTCGTTCATGGCGGCCCAGGGGCGCACGCCTGGCGACAGCTTCGAGCTGGTCAAGAAGAGGCCGCAGCCGAGCCCCAGGACGATTTTGCGCATGGCGCGTTCGATCTGCTTGGCGATGACGTCGCGCACGCCTTGAAACTCCACCCACGGCACAATGCCGCGCATATAGTCCCGGTAAATCTCGAAGCCGGGTTCGTCAAGCAGGCCCTCGGCGTGACACTGGCGCACGCCCTCCGGCGTCGTACAGCGCCACCCGAGATACTCCAGCCGGTGCATTTCGAGGCCGTCTTTCAGCACGTCCGCGTTGATCTGCGGTGCCAGCGGGCCGGGCGGCGGGGCCGGACGGAGGATATCGAGGGTGACGCCCTCGGGAGTGCCGGCGACGACAACTTCCCGTAGGGCGTCATAGATGTGGATGGCGTCGTGAGACGCCATCGCACGGGAGTAGGCTTGGAGTTGAGCGCGCATTTTACGTAGTTCTCCTAGGAAAATGATCATGCAGTGAAATACGCAAATACGTACGCTGTCAAGAACATTCCGTAGAAGGGTGCACGGAGAAAGGACGAGCGGCAGATTGGAGTGTAATAGTGTATTAGGAAATTTCTGGAGGAATGGCGGAAATCTGCGGGTTTCGGTACTAATACTACACTTCCGGGAAATAGAGGCCAGTAGGCGCGGTGAACTACGTAATCTACGTAATGGGTAGGTAGCGGGAAGGATTACGTAGATTACGTAGTTCACTCGCGCTACCCCCTACTGTATCCCAAAAAACAGTATTTATGTATTATAATACAAAAAAATGGCGGATTTCTGCGGTTATTACTAATACTATTGTGGTGGTGAAAATCGGATTTAAATACGGTTTTTGGCTTATAATACAAAATGTCACTACGAAATATGCGGAAATCGAGCGTTTTGTGGGGTGTCCAGATTGTCCACTTTGGGTGGTGATGGCGGAGATGTGTGTGCGTGGTTCGTTATTACGGTGTTACGTTAGTACGTATTTAGTAGTTCCGGCATTCCGTTAGTACGTAACTTGGGTGCGCGCGCGGGATGGGCGGGGGGCTCAAAATTTTATCCTTCCCCCTCAAAAGTCCGCGCAATTCCCAGAACCGCCTCCAGGTTTATTTCCTAAAAATTGCGCGTGCAAATTTTCAAAACTTGCTATAGGTTTACTAGCAACCGTCTCCACGGTTATGCCGCTGAGGGGCGCCCCCGAGCCCCTTCGATGCCCCTCAGCGGCGCATATAGGTGGGACCATGGCGCTCGACTGGCGGAACCTGACAAGCTCAAATATTCATAGCGCCGCGCATGACGCGGAAGCCCAAGAGCTTCACGTCCGGTTCAAGAACGGCGGAACCTACAGCTACCAAGATGTGGATGCCGACGAAGCCGACGACCTGTTCAACGCGCCGTCGCCCGGCGCGCATCATCACGCCAACCTAAAGCACAAACCATTCCGCCGTGGCTGACACTGGCGGCGATATCGATCGCCTGAAGCTGATCGAAACCCTTGCCGCCGATCGCGTGCTGGCGCACCAGGTCCTGTTCGACCACCGGCACCCCGACGCGACGCCCCCCTTCCATGAAGAGCTGATCCGCAACTACGCCTCCCCCGATCCGCGCCGGGTCGACATGGCCTTCCGTGGCGGGGCGAAGTCGAGCATCACTGAAGAGTTCGCGACCCTCGAAGCGGTGTTCGAGACCAGCCGGAACATCCTGCTGCTAGGCAACAGCTACAGTATGATCGGCGACCGCATCAAAGCCATCCGCCACGAGCTGGAGACCAACGAGCATATCGCCGATCTTTTTGGCGATCAGGTCGGCTCGACCTGGACTGACAACAAGCTGATCACCACGCGCAACGTCTGCATTCAAGGGCGTGGCGCCCGGCAGTCCCTGCGCGGTACCAAGCACCTCCAGTGGCGCCCGGACCTTGTGATCTGCGACGATCTGGAGGATGAGGAGAACGCGGACACCGAAGAAGCCCGCGACAAGATCCTCTCCTGGCTGCTGGCGTCCGTGCTGCCGGCCATGGACCCCAAGGGTCGCATCCGCATCAATGGAACCCCGCTCAACCCGCAGTCGCTGCTGGAGAAGCTGCGCAAGATGGAGGGGTGGAAATCGAAGGTCTACCCCATCGTGCTGCCCGCCTCCCTAAACCCCGAGGAGTGGGAGGAGCCCCTGTGGCCGGCGCGGTTCCCGCTCGATGAGGTTAAGGCCATCCGGCAGACTTTCGCCGACGCAGGCAAGGCGACCATCTTCGCCCAGGAGTATCTGTGCCGGGCGGAAGACCCCGCGACCAAGCTGTTCCAGCATCGGCATATTCGCATCAACCCGACGCCGCCGGTTTTCGCCCCCACATGGGTCTATGCCGACCCGGCGCGTACGACCAAGACGCGGACTAGCGCCAGGACGGGCTATGCTGTATGGTCATGGGTGGGGAGGAAGCTCTATGTCCACCGAGCCTACGGCGCATTCCACAAACCGGACGAAATTGTCTCTGAGCTATTTTCGCTTAACGAGCGGTACGCTCCGGTACAGATTGGTGTGGAGCCCGATGGCCTTGAGGAGTTTATCTTCCAGCCCCTACGTGCTGCGCAGCTTGACCGTCATGTTACCCTCCCGCTCGCTGGAGGCCGCGCTATCCGCGCGCCACGCGATAAGGACGGTTTCATCGGAGCGCTCCAGCCCTTCTTCGAGGCTGGCGAGGTCGAGCTTTCCGCCGATTGCTCGGACCTGATCGCCGAGCTGCTGGCGTTCCCGTCGGGACGCAAGGACGTGCCGAACGCTTTGGCTTACGCATTGCGGATGCGACCAGGGAGGCCGATCTATGAGGACTTCACCCGAACTCACGTTGCTGATCAACCCATCACCGCCAACAGCCGGCAAGCGGCATACCTCGCCCTCAACGCTACGCCTGGTATCGTCACGGCAGTCCTCCTACAGCGAGTTGACGGTGCCGCTCGCGTGCTGGCTGATTGGGTGCATGATGGCAATGCAGGCGATGGACTGGACGCCATACTCCCGGACGCCGCCATCGTCGCCGGACGAGCCGTGATCCCCTTCGCGCCGCCCGATCGCTTCGACCGCTTCGACGGCACCGGGCTGATCGCGGCGGCGCGGCGCAAGGGCATCACGCTGCGACGGGGACGCGCCCCTTCGACCGACGTACTGACCCCGCTGTTGCGCCGAACCATCCGGGGCTTCCCCGCCTTCATGGTAAGCCCCGACGCGCGCTGGACGCTCAACGGCCTGTCGGCGGGCTATTGCCGCAGCATGGACACGTCCGGCAAGGTCAGCGACCAGCCGGAGGACAACCAGTACCGGCACCTCATCCAGGGGCTTGAAGCGCTGGTCGGCGAGTTCGACGCGGTGGCGGCGGTCGAGGAGGATGACGGCGGCGGGATAAACTGGCAGTATACCGACGACGGTCGCCGCTTCATGTCGGCTAGAGGGACGAGGTAGCCATGGAAGTCGTTCAGCTCCATTCGACATCGCTTCGGGACGTACCTGGACGCTTGCGCCGGCTCGCTGATCGCATCGAAGCCGGGGAATTGGGAGAAATGCGTTTTGTCATTGCTATCACTGTACGCGAAGACGGGTCGCAGCAAGAGTACGGTTTCGGAGATTTAACCATGCATGAGGCCGTTGGCGCCATGGCATGGGGCGCGTCGCACATTGGAAACGATGCCCGAATTGGGGATGCGCATGGCTAAGCAACTGAAACTCACGCCGCGAGATAAGGACTACTCCCAGCTTGAGAGCATGGCGGAGGATCTGGGCGACCTCTATAACGACACGGTGAAAGCCTTCACCGACAAGAACAGCCGGGCCAACGACAACCGGGACTATTGGGATATCTACAACTGCGTGACCAACCAGAACCAATATTACAACGGCACCAGCCAGGTCTATATTCCGGTGGTGCATGACGCCATCGAGGCGCGCGTCACCCGGTTCACCAACACTCTGTTTCCGCAGAATGGCCGGCATGTCGACGTGGTGGTCAACGACCAGAACATTCCGCACGGCACCATCAGTCTGCTTGAGCATTATGTCCGCACCGCTCAGCTTCGCGAGATCACGCCGGCGCTGCTACGCAACGGCGACGTGGAGGGGCACTACTCGGCGATGCTCGAGTGGGTCGAGACCAAGCGGGTCATTACCAAGCGGGTCAAGAAGCCCGTCACGCTCGATGGCGAGATCGAGCTGGACGAGGAGTACGAGACCGTCGAGGACGAGGAGATCGTCGACCGCACGCCGGTCGTCCACGTCCTGGCCGATAGCGACATAACCGTCTGGCCGGCGACCGCCCGCACGCCGGAGGAAGCCGAGGGGGTGGCCATCGCCGTGCGGCTGTCCAAGGAGGCGGTCAAGAAGAAGATCAAGGATGGGGAGTTCGACAAGCGCGTCGGCGAGGCGCTGCTGGCCAATTTCACCATGAGCGCCAACACGCAGCAGCCTGACCCGGCCAAGGAGAAGTCCGACGCGGCGGGCGTCAAGCTGGACGGCGCCAGCAAGGCGGCCCTGCTCTACATGGTCTGGACTAAGCGCCTCAAACTCGGCAAGCATCGCGGCTGGTCGGTGAGCTGGTTCGCGGGCGAGGATATGTGTCTGTCGTGCCGGCGCAATCCGAACTGGTGCGACCGCGTGCCCGTGCTGTCCGCCCCGCTCAAGCGCCTGGCCGGCAGCTTCTGGGGGCAGAGCCCGATCGCCACCGTGGCGCAAACCCAGTACGCTGCCAACGACGCGCTGAATATGGGGCTCGACAGCGCGCAGTACGCGCTGCTGCCGATCATCGCCACCGACCCGGAGAGTAACCCGCGCACCGGGTCGATGATCCTCAATATGGCGGCCATCTGGGAGGTCGACCCGAACAAGACCAAGTTCATGGAGTTCCCTCAGCTTTGGAAGGAAGCTTTCGAACTGGTCTCGGCGCTCAAATCTCAGGTTATGCAGTCGCTATCGGTCAACCCCGCCATGATGCCCCAGGGCGGCGGGCGCAAGAAGCCGACCCAGGCCGAAACGGCGCAAGAGCAGGCAGTGGCGCTGGAGAGCACCGCCGACGCGGTGACCATCCTGGAGCAATGCATCTTCACGCCCATGCTGCGATGGTTCTACGAGATGGATCATCAGTATCGCGACACTGACATGATGGTCCGCCAGTTCGGCAGCCTCGGCGTCAAGGCGCTGCTGGAGGAAGTGCCCCCCAGCACCATGGACACCCAGTACGAGTTCAAGTGGTTCGGCGTCGAGCAGAGCAAGAGCCAGCAGCAGGTGCAGCAAATGATCGCCGGCATGAATGTGCTGCGTGGATTGCCGCCGCAATTGCTGGGGGGCCTCACGCTCAATCTTGCCCCCGCCGCCGAGGATATCGCCGAAAAAATCTTCGGCCCGCGTCTTGCTCCGCTGACCCTGGTGGATGAGCGCGACAAGATGACGGTAGCGCCCGAGATCGAGAACATGATGCTGGCGGCTAACCATCCGGTGGAGGTGCACCCCGGCGATGATGATCCCAAGCACATCGAGAGCCACATGCAGGCCGCCAGGCTGTCGGCTGATCAAGGCTTGCCGCTGGACGCCTACAAGATGCATATCACCAAACATCAGGCGCAGCTTCAGGCCAAGGCGCAGGCGGCGGCTCCGCCGCAGCAGGGAGCCCCGCCGGGCGGCCCGCGCATCGGAGCCCAGCCCAAGCCGCCGAATGGGCCGAACGCACCCCCTGGTATGATCCATCCCGACCAGGCACAAGATCCTGGGCGCGTACCGCGCTAGACAGCTAATACTGGTTTGATGTAATAGTTTTACATTCGACTGGCCGGCGTTACCGGCTTACGAGTGGTTGCCGTTAGCACCAAGGAGAATGACTATGGACGAGTTTGAAGACGAAGCCCCCGATCTGGAGCTGGACGCCGCGCCGGAAGAGATCGAGGAAGAGGTCGCCGAGGGTGAAGGCCCGGACGACGAAAGCGAGGATGACGAGGCGGAAGTCGGCCCGGACGATGAAGGCGAGGACGACGAGGCGGTCGACGCCAAGCCGGCCAAGAAGGAAGGGCGCTATGCCGTTCTGGCGCGGCGGGCGAAGGAAGCAGAAGCCAAAGCGGAGGCCGCCGAGCGTCGCGCCGCCGAGATCGCGCAGCGTCAGGAGCAGTTGCTTCGGCAGCAGAACCACGCGGCGTGGCAGGCGCAGGAGAACGCCAAGCTGGAGGCGATGCTCCCTGAGGAGCGGATGGCTTATCAGACCCAGCAGCAGATCCAGGCGCTGCGCGCCGAGATGCAGCAGGTTCAGTTCCAGGCGGCGGAGGCTTCCGAGAAAGCCTCGTTTGCCGCCGAGGCGCGGGTCAACCCGGTATATGGGAAGTATGCCAGCCGGGTCGAGCAGATGAAGCAGGACTTCCTGCGCGAGGGGAAGAATGTTTCGCGGGAGAACATCCTGCGGCACCTGATCGGCGAAGACGCGCTGAAGCGCGGGAGCAAGGCGGCGACCAAGCAGCGCGCGGCGGGCGCGGCGCGCAAGGTCGCGGCGGCGGGCCGCCAGCAGAGTGGTCGGTCGGACACCACGACCGGCGGGCGTCGCGAGAAGACGCTGGAGGAGAGGCTTGAAGGCGTACTTATTTAGCGGGCTGGGTGAAACACCCGTCCTGCATCTCTAGGAGGGTGTTTCATCATGGCTGTCAATTCGTCTTCCAATTTCAACTCGGGCGGCACCTACGGTACCGGTGACGTCGAGCCGTATATCCAATCGAAGGTCATGCCGCTGGTCCAGCGCCAGCTCATCGCCTATCAGTTCGGCGACATGCTGCGGCTCCCCAAGGGACGCGGCACCACCTACGCAGCGTCGCGTTACGATCGCCTGAATTTGCCGGCGGCCCCGCTGTCGGAAGGCGTGCCGCCCGTCGGCGAAAGCATGCCGCTCGCGCAGGTCAGCGCGGTCGCCCAGCAGTGGGGCGACAAGGTGACCATCACCGACGTGGCCGAGTTCACCATCAAGCATCCGCTGTTCCAGGTCGCGACCGAGCTGGTCGCCATGCAGATGGCCGAGACGCTGGAGCGCAACACCTTCAACAACCTGCTGGCCGGCACCCAGATCAACTACGCCTCCTACGACGGCACCGCGCGCGGCTCGCGCGCCGGCATTCGCAACGGCGGCACGGCGGCCACTTCCGACATCCTGACCCCGCACGAGATCAATCGCGCCATGGGCGCCCTCTACACCATCGGCGCGCCGCAGTTCATGGGGCAGATGGAGCAGGACGCCAAGATCGAGGCTGGCAAGCCGAGCAAGGCGTCGTCCGACCCGCGCGGCATGCAGCACTATGTGGCGCTGATGCATCCGCTGCCCGAGCAGGACATGCGCGAGAACGCGACGGTCGTCACCGCCTGGTCCTACAGCGACATCAACCGTCTCTACAACAACGAGCTGGGCGAGTGGGGCGGTACGCGCTTCTGCCGCTCGAACATGGTCCCCTTCTTCGTCGGTGTCGCCGCCGTCAGCGGAACGGCGGGCGCGGCGGGCAATCTCGCCACTGGCCCCTACTTCGTGCAGGTGACCGGCCTGCCGGCGCAGCAGAACTACGAGCAGCGCATTTATCAGGTGTCCGGTTCGATCGCGGTGACCGGCCCCAACGGGTCGATCAGCGTCACCGTGCCGACCCTGGCCGGCTACGTGTTCAACGTCTATATCGGCACCACCAACTCGCCGGTCAATCTTGGTCTGTCCACCGCCGGCCCGACCAGCGGCCCGCTCCAGGGTCAGGCCGCCCAGATCCCGTCGGGCTCGACGATCACCATCACCGGTATCGGCGCGTCGCAGGTTCCGCCTGCCGCCCCGGCGACCGGCGTCACGGTGTTCCCGACTTTCATCATCGGCAAGAACGCCTACGGGCAGGTGATGCTCGACGATCCGAAGTTCACCTACCTGAAGACCGCCGACAAGTCGGACCCGCTCAATCAGCTCCGCGTGATCGGCTGGAAGATTTTTTATGGGACATTGATTGAAAACCAAAATTTTCTGATGCGAATTGAAAGTACTTCGTTGTTCACTTCTAACTTCCAGTGAACTAAGTACTTTTAGACGAGTAGGGCCGGTATTTAATAC